ACTGCGTTCACTTTTTAACATACCCCTCATTTTTTTGAGTTCAGCATCACTTAAATCATTTGAAGCATAGACGGCTACTAAACTTTTAGTGAGCTTACATAAAGACACAAAAGTATAAAATTTATGAGACATGACATTACCTTTACTAATTGTTGAAATATACTAATAATATATAAGCTATAAAATCAAACACAAAGTCTTTTGTAATCCTTTGTTTTCCTTGACCAAGCTAAGTTAAAAAATAAGGCACAGTCAAAACCATGCCTTACTTGATTTAAGTTTTTAGATATTCCTCAACGACCCAACTATGAAAATCTTCCACATGCTGAGGTTCGTAAATGTACCAAGTTTTGATTGTGTCTGGCTTGACATCATCATTATTCCAGTTGGTTAAAAAGACCTCAACACTACTTGCCAACGGCATTGGTTGAACTGGTGAGTGTACGATGGTCATTTGTTGGAGGTCGTCAATATGCCAAACTGCTACGTTTGGGTGGACTTCCTTACCACCAAAGTTTAATTGGGACAACTCGTTACCTTGACCCTCGTAATATTTTGCGACGTCATGTATACGGCTAACGACGTCCATAAAAAGTGAGTAACGATTATTATTAATTACTGGATTGTACGACATTTGATGTCTCCTTGTTAATTGTTAACGTTATATTAAATATATATGTATTATATATTAAGACACTTCTTTTTTAATCCTTTATTTTCCTTGATTAGACTGGTCAACTCTTTGAAAACAAAAGATAAAATACTGGTATATTAATGATAAATATTATGTATACTTATAATATATATTTAATTTTTAATAATCATGAAAGGATATTAAGATGTATAAAAAACAAAAAGCTCCAAAAGTACTTATCACTACTTTGTACTTTACGAAAGCTCGCTGTAATGACGGAAAATTTCGTCAGGTAGAACCTGAATATGATACAATGCATTGGCAAGAGGGTTTTTACCAAAATTCTAGCCATCACAAACAACGAGCTTTAGAAAGCCGTCTTGAACTACATGAAAATTGGGTGCAGGAAAGGATTGCTTGTGGTACGAAACGTAGTGATTTACCTACAGTTGATTACTACACTCAAAAAGTGGTGTCAGCATGAGTAAGTTTGCTAAATGTGCTGAAGTCCCTGTACTGGAACTAACGAAAACTTGGTTGCAGGAGGAGATTGAAACTTGGCAAGGCGTGGTTGACGGAGTAGAAGTATTGTCCGACGGCACGGGAGATATATGTAAAGGCAGATACGAATGTGCAAAAAATCTGTTAATCCAAATTGATAAATGGGAAAAGTTAAACCCTGATCAATCTGTAATTATAAAAGGAGGTAAATAAATGGGAAATAGATGTAGCTTTTGTGAGGAAAAAACCGATACCGACATACTTATACTCAATAATAATGACTGGTTGGAGTTTTGCCCTCCGTGTGGGGAAAAACAAAAAGTGACAAATAAAATTACTGGAGAACAACTACGATTAGTTGACTACTACGCAAGAATGTGGGACCAAAATTTTCAGGAAGGAGGTAAAAATGGCTGATATTGAAAAACGAGTCGTAGCACTTGAAACTGACGTATTAAATGAATTAAAAATATGTCGTGACAAATTGTGCAAGGAACTTGGATTCACTACTTTGAGCTTAAATAATACTGTATCGTATTTGATAAAATGCAAAGCAGTATTTGATGAAACGCCAAAGATGGTAGAAGAAGCTGTCACAAAAGCATTACAAGACAGATAACTTTACTATATAGAAGGTAAATTCATAAAAGTGTAAAATCGTTTTTACACAATCCATAATATACAATATCTTGCTATCTAACAATAACAATGAGTTAGTGGCAAGATTGTATATTTTATTCTACTTTCGGGGCTTTCTGGGAAAAAACAGGACGCCCTTTAATTTTTTACTTTAATATCATTTGGTACTATTATATAAAGTATCTATGGTACTCGCAAAGAAAACGCACAAAGAAAAACTTGATGTAGTTGCAAATCCTCGTAAAGAAAAACAAATCACTCCAAAGCAAGAAGAATTTGCTAGATTGTATGTTTGTGAAGATATAACCCAGACCGAAGCCGCGATTCGTGCAGGATATTCAGTCGCATCTGCTCATGCCATTGCTTCGCAGTTGTTAGACGGCAGACGTTACCCTCATGTTGTAGAGAGAATACGTGAAATCAAACAAGAGTTGGCACAGAAATATGAAGTGACTTTTGAAGGTCATGTAAAAAAACTCGCGGAAATTCGCGATCAGGCAATCACAGCAGGGAACTTCGCATCAGCAGTCGCGGCTGAGAAAAGTAGAGGTCAAGCGGCAGGACTTTATATTGATCGTAAAGAAATACTGCATGGGAAAATAGATCAAATGAGTAAGGAGGAAGTTATGAAAGAAATTCAACGACTCCAAAATGAGTTTCCTGCACTCAAAGCAGTAACTCAAGATAACTTAATTATAGAACATAAAAGCCAGATAACAAAAGATAATTAAAGAGTAGTCCACCATAAAATCTTTTATTATATTATTAGTATAAATTAATTAATAACTATTTTTAAGGAGCTAATTATGGGCGATTATAAATGTAAAGTCACTTACACAGATGACAAAGGTGAGAAACACGATGTTTATTGTTATGGTGATCTTGAAGAAGACAGCAATGTATTAATTGTATATGGAGAAGACGGCGAGGAAATTTATGCTGATGGTGTTGAAAGTTCATGGACAAAAACTGTTAGAAAGATAGCAAAAGAAATGTATGGTCATGGCAAGTATTTTGAAGAAGATGCACCTTTACATGAGGTCACTTCCTGCTGATTAAACAAGATAAATAAGGTGTAGCAAATCCTGTTGCACCTTGTTATCTTTTCTTTATGGGTAATCCCGAAACAAAATTATGGAAAGATTTAAGAGAAGGCACAAAGGAGTTAGGTGTCTTTTGGACTAGAATTGAGTCATGGGCTATGCCAGGAATCCCTGATGTGCATGGCATAAAAAACGGCAAAAGTTTTTGGCTTGAGTTAAAGGTGAGTAACTTAAAGTCCCTAAAGTCTTTAAATCTACGTCCACATCAAATATCGTGGCAGACCCAGTATTTTCTCAATGGTGGACAAGTCTGGAACTTGGCGAAGCTCCCTTCCGCTCGCACCTTGTATTTATTTAGGGGTGACAAGAGCCTTCTATTAGGAAAAGGATTGACGGGAGATGAGCCACCACTCCCTGACTGGACATGTCCTGCTCCCTACGATTGGACTGGACTCTTGCATCATATCTTATCACATCAATCCCATTCAGGAAAGAGAAAGATTCTCCCATCCTAAAAGAGAGAATCCTTGATCATCGGTTCGTCAAGGATCTTCTTTGATCTTTGATTCATTGATCTTCCTTGATCCTTGAAAATCCTTGATTCCCTTGAGAGAGGAGAGGAAATGAAAATCCTTGATTCCGTGATTCTCTTTTCTTGACTGTCTATGTCAGGGATAAAAAAAGATCATCGGGGAGCATTTTATTGTTGTTCCCGGACTTTTTATTTGCTATTCTATACTTGTACTTGCAATTAAGCATTTACACTATTCTCGTAGAAAGGAGAATTGATATGGCTAAAAAGTCAACTAAGGCAGTTGTCAAAACTGCACCGAAGTCCAAAGCTCAAGTTGTAAAGGCTGAGCTCCTAGTCACCGATAAAGAGTTGTCTTATGACGACGTGTGGCAATTTGTCAACGAGCATGCAGGAGGCAACGACGCGAACGTCTACATCCAACCTCTTGACAATGTAAAACTTGACGATCCAAAGCCTGTCCCTTTTGGTTATGGCGGACAGTCCGGAGGTGTCAGGCAAACCATCCAAGATTGGATGCTTAGAGGGATTGACGGCTCTATGTCGTTAAGGCTTATACTTGATAAGTCTGCCAAGCTTGGTCACTCTAAGAAACGTCCTAATTGCTTGCATGCTTTGATGCATGGTGGATACTCACCAAGTAGCAAAACTTGGATGACTCCATACATCAAACTAGTTGTCAAAGGCTAGTACTATCGGGACGTCAGGCTATGTCTGGCGTCCTTTTTTCCCATCCCATTCAAGAGAATCAGGGACTGTCCCATTCCCGAGAACAAGACTTGTCATAGTGTGAACGTTAGCGTTGACACTCTTAGAGTATCACTATTTATCATCAAGGAAAATCCTTGATCCGCATAATAATATAAAAATCAAGGACTACTCAATTATAATTGTTGGGTTATAGTACTTATATGTTTTTAATACTAATACTTATACTGACTGTCTTATTGTTAACCACTTTGCGTTAAGGATTGTCCCAGTCATAAGAGAGTCCCTTACACCTACATGCTCAATACAAATGCCCCTTAAAAAAGTTGTCAAGGAGTTAATTTTTTTATTTACAAGTATATTAAAAGTATAGTAATAATATAGGTAAGCCAAACAATAGTGTTTGGTGGTAACCCAAAAAGGGGGCATGTAAAATGCAAAATACTAAAAATGCTAGCACTAGCAAAACAAGTGCAAACCAAACCAAAACACCAGTATTAACTAATAATGGTACTGGTAAAACTGGCGTAACAAACACAATGTTATGGGCGTTTATAAACACGCACGCCAACGGCAATATTAACAACGTTGTAGTAGTACCAAACAACAACGTTGTTACCAACCCTACACCAAATAAACCTGCAACGCCATTTGGTTATGGTGGTAAGGGCAATGGCGTTAGGGCTACTATACAAAACGCCTTATTGTTTGGCACTAACCCAACAAACAGCAACCAACCCTTTAAAAACGTTGGCAGTGCTTTAAGCTTTGCAAGTAAATTGGGGCATAGTGCTAAAAACCCAATTTGTTTATTAGCATTGTTAAATGGTGGTTACAGCCCAAGCAGTAGCACTTGGGGCGTTGGTTTTATAACTTTGCAAGTTAAACCAACAACAAAATAAATAGGTACTTGGGGGGCGTTAGGTTAACACCTAATGCCCCTTTTTTATACCCACCATTTTTGACGACGTTCATAGCCATGTCCTTGGGCGTGGCTAGTTTTCCGCGATTCGTGGTATATCAAAAAATTATTAAAATCGTATACCCCTTTTTTCAAAATAATTCATTAGGTTCATTGTCGTTTGAAAATTTTCGATATATAAGAAAATTATGACTATGGATTTATCTCTATTGCCTGAAGACAAATTGAGGAATTTTGCTCTTTTGTTAGACAGGGCAAAGTCCATGCAAGAAGCTGAAGCTTGCCAAGAAGACTTCCTTACTTTTGTACAAAGCGTTTGGTCTGATTTTATACATGGCAGACACCATGCTATTATGTCGGAAAAATTCAATCGCCTAGCTCGTGGTGAGTTGAAACGTTTAATCGTGAACATGCCACCAAGACATACGAAATCTGAATTTGCGAGTTACTTACTTCCTGCTTGGTTGATGGGACGTAAGCCAACTTTAAAAATTATGCAGACAACACACACAGCCGAGTTAGCTTTTAGATTTGGTCGTAAAACAAGGAACTTGATGAATAGTTCTGAGTATACAAGGGTTTTTCAAAACGTCCAGTTACGAGCAGATTCTCAAGCGGCAGGACGTTGGGAAACGAGTGCAGGAGGTGAATATTTCGCCGCAGGAGTCGGGGGTGCTGTTACAGGGCGAGGTGCTGACTTATTAATTATTGATGACCCACATTCCGAACAAGATGCTTTATCGCCAACTGCTATGGAAAATGCGTATGAGTGGTACACTTCTGGACCTAGACAGCGTTTACAGCCAGGAGGTTCAATAGTAATCGTGATGACACGTTGGGCTGAAAATGATTTGACTGGTAAATTATTAAAGCAACAAGGCAGAGATATATTGGCAGACCAATGGGAAGTAGTTGAGTTCCCTGCTTTGATGCCTGAAACTAATGAACCTTTGTGGGGTGAGTTTTGGAACAAGAAAGACTTATTAGCTGTAAAGGGTAGTTTGTCTATAGGTAAATGGGAAGCCCAATGGCAACAAAACCCCACTAGTGAGTCAGCCGCGATTTTGAAACGTGAGTGGTGGAAAAAATGGGAAAAGGAAGATTTACCCCCTTTACAATATATAATGCAGAGTTATGATACTGCATATAGCAAAAAGGAATCTGCTGATTATAGTGCGATAACAACTTGGGGAGTTTTTTATCCAGAGGAAGGTGAAGCACCAAACATTATTCTTGTTGATGCTAAGCGTGGACGATGGGACTTTCCTGAACTAAAAAGAATATCTTATGAAGAATATAAATACTGGGAACCAGAAATGGTATTAATAGAAGCAAAAGCTTCAGGTATGCCATTGACCCAAGAGCTAAGAGCTACGGGAGTTCCAGTAACAAACTACAGCCCAAGTAGAGGTAACGATAAACACATGCGAGTAAATTCTGTTGCACCTTTGCTAGAAAGTGGGTTAGTATGGGCTCCAGAGTCTCGTTGGTCTGAAGAGGTGATTGAAGAGTGTGCTCAATTTCCTGCAGGAGAAAATGATGATTATGTTGATACGGTGACACAGGCTCTACGAAGATTTAGAGAGGGTGGTTTTATAACTCACCCAAGTGATTATGAAGATGATGATCCAGTACCAAGAGAGAGGATTTATTACTGATGGCTATGAAACCAACTAACATTGACCGTGCTTTATATAGAGCTCCTGAAACAGATGCCGAAATTATGGATCTACAGGATCAACAAGATGCTTTTTATGAAGTAGATGTAACGACTGATGAAGAAGAACAGGAGCAAGAGTCTGTACAAGTAAGTCCAGAACCAGATGATTTTTTTGGCAATTTAGTCGGTAGTGTTTCCGATTCTACGCTTGACGAAGTTTCTTCTTATGTTCTTACTAATGCAGAAGAGGATAGAGCAAGCCGTAAAGATTGGGAAGATTCGTATACTCGTGGTTTAGATTTACTTGGTTTAAAATACGAAAACCGTACAGAGCCTTTTGATGGAGCAACTGGTGTAACACATCCAATTTTAAACGAAGCAGTAACTCAGTTTCAAGCTCAAGCGTACAAGGAACTTTTGCCTTCTAGTGGACCAGTTAGAGCTCAGATAATTGGCACAGCTAATCCAATGTTAGAGCAACAAGCTCAACGAGTGCAAGAATATTTGAATTATCAAATTATGTATAACATGGAAGAGTATGAGCCAGAGTATGACCAAATGCTCTACTTTTTAGGTTTGGCAGGAAGTGCTTTTAAAAAAGTATATCGCGATACTTCTCTAAACCGTCCTGTGAGTAAATTCATAACATCAGAAGATATATTGGTAAGCTACTCAGCAACTGATTTAAAATCAGCAGAAAGAGTAACGCATGTAATTAAAATATCAGAAAACGAGCTACGCAAACTTCAAGTGAGTGGTGTATATGCTGATATGGAATTAACTGGTTCTGCAAGTAGATCTGATACTGAAATACAAGAAAAGTATGATGACTTAGAAGGTCGTGATCCTAGTGACAGAAGCCAAGATTATACTTTATATGAATGTCATTGTTATTTTAACTTAGAAGAGTTTCCTGACGAAAACGAAATTAAGCTACCGTACATAATAACAGTTTGTGTAGACACGGAACAAGTACTTTCTATTCGTAGAAACTATTCACCTGAAGATACTATGAAAAATAAAATTCCACATTTTGTGCAGTACAAGTTTACTCCAGGATTAGGGTTTTATGGTTTTGGTTTAATTCACTTGTTGGGTAATTTATCTAGAACAGCAACAGCTAACTTGCGTCAGTTGATAGATGCAGGAACACTCGCAAATATGCCTGCAGGATTTAAAGCGAGGGGTTTGCGTATAGCAGATGATTCTGATCCGTTACAGCCAGGAGAGTTTAGAGATGTTGATGTTCCAGGAGGTGATTTAAAAAGTAGTTTGATACCTTTACCTTATAAAGAGCCGAGTGCAACATTGTTTCAGTTGATGGGTTTTGTTGTTGGCTCTGCAGAAAAGTTTGTTGGTACAAGCGAGATAGGTGTAGGCGATGGCAGACAAGAGATGCCAGTTGGAACAACAATAGCATTATTGGAGCGTGGTTCACGGATAATCAGTGCAATACATAAACGATTACACGCAAGTTTGAAGTTAGAACTTAAAATGATTGCTACTCTTTTTGCAGAAGACCCAACTCCTTATCCTTATGACGTGGGGGCTGATCCTTCAATCAAGGCTCAAGATTTTGACCCACGCATTGATGTAATTCCAGTAAGTGATCCTAATATTTTTAGCATGTCACAAAGGGTAGTGCTTGCTCAAGAGCAGTTGAAGTTAGCTCAGGCAAGTCCTCAAATGCACAATATGTATGAGTCTTATCGTAGAATGTATGAAGCGTTAGGTGTAGATCAAATTGATCAGATATTAACACCACCTAATCCACCACAGCCAAAAGATCCTGGAACAGAAAACAATGAAATCATGAAAGTAATTATAGGGCAAGGTGAATTAAAAGCTTTTCCTGAACAAGACCATGATGCACATATTGCAGTACATCAGGCATATATGTTATCAAAAGCAAGTACTTTACAACCACAGATAGCTACTACTTTAGAAAATCATGTTTATGAACATTTAACATTAAAGGCTCAAAACATGGTACAACAGGAAATGGGTCAAGCTGATATGAAAAACCCACAAGTGCAAATGGCGATGCAGTCTAGCATAGCTAGAAAACAAGCAGAGTTAATTGCTGAATATCAACAACAGTATCCACCACAACCAAACAGTGATCCGTTAGTTGAAATCAAGAAACAAGAATTAGCTATAAGAGAACAAGACAATATGGCTAACCAACAGTTAGACCAAATGCGTTTAGATTTTGATAAAGTAAAACAGCAAGAAAACGTTGGAGTTCAAAAAGAAAGAATAGATAGCACTGAAGATATAGCTGAAATGAGAGCTAAGATAGCAATGGAAAGAACTCAACAAGCACACGGAGGTAACAAGTAATGGTTACTTTTAGTGGGACTATCTCAACTAAAGATGGCGTAGTAAAAGATAAAGAAGGTGGTAAAGGCACAATCGCTACCAAAAAAACTAGAGATAAAAACATACTTACAAAAGATAAGAAAAAAGAATTTGCAAGTATGATGCAAGACCAAGTTCCTAAAGAAGCTTTGCAAAAAGAAAACATTCTTAGCAAAATAAAAAAAGGTATAGCTAGTCTTATGCCCTCTGGAAGTGGTGATAGAAATGTGACCAAACCTAATGAAGATTTTTATGGCAAAGAATTTAAAATTGGTGACGTTG